ATGCCGACCTTTAACTGAACGTCCTGCATAACCGTTAAATAAGCACCACTTCCATTGATTCAGATATTCGTAATCTTCATCATCAACTATAACAAACTGGTTTTTTGGTAATAATATTTGTTTCATAATTTTCCTATATGTTCCATTCCGCACCATTCACTGCTACTTTTATTTGCTCCGTTACTCTTAATCTAAACGTAGCTTGGAAATACGCCCCAAGCTGCCAAAACAATACCCCACGCTCATTAAATTGCCCTACTTGGCCTATAGTACCTTCATAAGTAGTGCCAAAGCTCCTACCGCCATCTTCTGATATTCTAAGCTGTGCCACAGGATTAGTTCCATTTCCTGTCACATTACCTGTTCCAGTTTCAAAAAATACCGCTAGGTTTTTAATTCTAAAGCGTACCGATTTATTAAATATATGTGTGAATATCCTATCTCTTGCAATATCTGCACCATTGTCAGAGTAGAAATTAATTGATTGCTCGTAAACATTGCCGTTTAATCTATCAAGTGCAATAATTTTACCAAACGCATAAAACAAATAACTTGTAAGTGGCTGCTCATAAGCACCGCTATCATTTAAATAAGCATCTTCAGTCCAAATACCTGTTGCAATATCTAGTACTAGCGCAGTTTCCATACCACCGCCTGTTATTGAACAATAAGTATGCCCCGCCTCTTGATACGAAATAATCCTAAATGAGCTAGGGTCTGTAGCAGCTTGAAGCCTTAATTCTATAGCGTCAGTTGAAACCCTCTTAGGGCTAAAACCATCAGCTCTATTTACAATGCCAAAGCCTTTGTCAGTTCTGCTTATCCAAAACATTGTATTATCTATTTCAGCTACAGCAAACGGAGCAAGCGCACCCACAGCTAATTGAGCCGCAGAATTTACCCTTTGGAATGGGAACGTTGCCGCCCCTGTATTGCTCCAAATTTCAATACTATTCGTACCCACAAGCCATAATTGGCCTGAAATACTTATTACACGCTGTAAGCTATCTGGGCTTGATTCAGCCGTTGCAAAGTCTAGTGCCGCCCACGTTAAACCATCATACGGCGCCGATATTTGGAAAATACCAGAGTTGAAACTCTTATTAATAATAAAATAGCCACCAATAAATGTAACTGTTACCGCACTTGGCAAGTTAGCTGTTACAACCTTAGTGAATACATTTGTAGCGTAAGTAAATATATAAAGATTTTGTTGGTCACATACCGCAAGCTGAAAGCCATTATCAGCCATTGTTACTATACCGCTATTTTGGTCTAAAGTACCACGTAGAGTAGAAGAACCATCTATTTGTTGTTCGTATAAGCCAGAACCAGATACTACAAACACACGGCCATTAGCAGGTAATATCCCGCCCCTTCCTGGGCCATTGCCTGTAGTTCCGATAAGATTTAGGCCAGGGCGTGAGATTAAACCAGCGGGACTTTTGCCGTCTTGGTCAACTATTATGCGATAGTTTACCGTCCTCTGAGCGTCCAAAGGTAATGAGTATTGCTGAGCAGAACCTCCAACTACATTAGCCTGGGACATTTAAAACCTTGTTAGTTACAATATCGTACCATTTAGCATTACTAAAATTAGGCGTAAGGCCATTAATTTGTAGATTGTTTATTTGAACAATACCTTTGCTCTCACTAGCATTTTGCCTAGCTTGGTCATCAACCTGAATAGAATAACTAGGAGCAAGTTCAAGGTATAAATTAGTTGTGATAGCTCTGCGATAACCGGGCGCAAGTGAAAGCACCGTATTAGCCGTGTAATTACCAATGTTGTCTTCAGTCCATATAACTATGCTGTATTGGTTAGTTGTTGGGATAGGAAGCACATTAGCTTTCATCAAAGGGAAAGTTTCGTTAAACCAAATACCCCAATTAGGCCATGTAGACGCTTGGCTTTTAAATGGTATTTGCGACCATTCTTGGTCATTATAACGATATAACGGGTAATCCTGTTGCTGTGCCGCTGGTAACGAAGTATTGCGAATAGTTTGGTTTATAATTGAGTTAGGGTAAGGAATGCTTAAATCCCCACCAACACCAAGTGTGTAAACCTGTTTACCAGCCACTAAAGAAAGGATATTAGCGCTTATACCATATGTAAGTAAGCCCTCAATACTCCAAGATTCCAGCATACCATTTAACTTGCGTAGCGCTTGTTGGGTCTGTTGGGCGGTAGGCTGCGCTTGATTGGCAAGAACCCCCATATCTAATAAGGTATCAGTAATGAGTGTTAATGCCGTATCTGCCATGATTCTAACCTATTTTATGATGGTCTAGCGAAGGGTTAATATATTCTGGGTTAGATACATCAAGTTTAGTTCTCCTGATGTATTCAGCCTCAGAGAGTAGAATTTTTACTTCTACCTCTGAAGCTTCTTTTTTCTTCTTCTCAGCCATAACTAAATAATTTTGTAGTTATAAACTGAAGTATCAGATGCAGTACCCGATACAGTAAAACCAGTACCAGCAGTAATAGTTTTAATTGATGGGATAGCACCAACTGTGCCGCCTACTGTTTTAAGAGTAATAACAATGCTAGAGTTCGCAGTAACTAGAGAGTTAGCTACCGTAACAGCAGAAGTGCCGTTCGCAGTAAAAGTACCACTTACAACTGAACCATCTGGTGCAGCCGTAAAGTTATTGTAGATTGGTGATGTTTGAACAACGTTTACCATAATATAGTTTCCTTATTTAAGTTAGTGGGGCAGCTTACGCCACCCCTAGATTAGTTAGCCTTGGATACGACAAGCAAGTTCTGGATAAGTAGCAGCCCAAGCGTATAGCACGTCAAAACGTGTCATGCGTTGGTTTGATTTACCATCGTAGAACTCAATCATAGAGATTGATAAGCCTGACATTTTATCTTTAACAACTGTAGCGTCAATAACACCTTGTTTAGGAGGCAGAGCCATTGGTACACAAGCAAATGTGAAAGCGTTTTTGTCATAAGCTAGTGATTGCTTAGATGTCGCAGTAGAAGCACCAGACACAACAGTTATCGCTGCGTTATCCGCAGGTGAAGCTGTTACGTTTTGGAAAGCACCACTTGGAGTAATTGAAGGGCTAATAGAGATAGTTGAGTTGCCTGAACCATCAGTAGTAGATACCGCAGTTACTACAAAGTTTTGTAGCTTACCAGTTGATTGGCGTGTTTGTGGATTTACTGTGTTTACATTAGCGATAGTGAATACATCACCAACGTTTAGTGTAGTTGTAGTAGCTGTCCAACCATCAGTAATCAAGCTTGCGCCTGTTTGGCTTGCACCGTTTACTAGTGGAGTACCGCCGTAAGTACCAGCAGTAAAGCTTTGGATAGCTGGGTCATCATAGATTTCAAACCCATAACCAGAACCCAAACGACCATTCGCATAAGCCTTATTAATAACACCTTGTGGGTTAAAGTAAGTCTTAACTGAAGTCGCTAGTGAAGCATTGGCAAATGAATCAAGAACAATTGTTCTGTCACCAGACGTTGAACCACCTTGTGAAGTGATGTAAGCACCAGCAGTTGCAAGAATTGATGCATCAGTAGGAGCAGTACCCGGTGTACCAACCACATTAGCTACTTGTTTGAACAAGCTAGTACCATCAGCTTCAATCTTAGCTGCGATAGTTGATGCAGCAGAATCAAGTACACCATCAGCCATACCAGCAGCTACAGCATCTAATGATAGTTGTAGTTGAGTTTGAGAGAATGATACGTCAACACCAAATTGGCTAAGTGTCATTGGCACTTGAGTAATTGTAGTGTTTTCAATATTCATTAGCTCACCTGTACGACCAATATAACGAGGCGGTTTGTTGATATTGATTATACCACCTTGTTTGCGTTGGGTATCAGAGATTTCGTCTTGGAAGTCGGTATTTACAGTAGTTACCATTGGCAACTTATTGCGCAAGATAGGAAGCATACGCTTCGCCATCATTGTATTAATTGGATAAGAGTTTGACATCTTAGGTATTCCTTTGATTGATTGTTTGAATTACCAACCAAAGGTTTACCCAAATGGCTGGCGCTATTTTCTCATATACTTGGCTTCAAATTCATGCTGTGGCATTTCTTCCAATTCTTCTTTAGTGAGGCTATTAACTGCTTTTGTGATAGCGGCCTTTTGTCCTACTGGATTAATTGGCGGCTTAGCTTGAGATTGCCTAACTGTAGGTTGAGGTGTTGTACCTTGAGATTTAATCCAGCTTTGAATCTGTTTAAGTGCGGCAGGTATTGCCTCTGGCTTATACATATTCAGACTTTTTAAATCGCCTGGGAAATTAACAAAGTGTGCTGCTAATTTAGCTGAATCAGGTGATGCTATAATCTCGTTCTCTAAAACTGAGCCAGCTTGAATCAAACCAGCAGTATAGAGCGCATCAACTTTATCATCAAAGTCTGGCATTTCAGTTCTAATTATATCAGCCTGTTCTTGGTAGGCTTCTATTTGTTTAGTTCTTTGAGCTTCTGATTCCTTTTTATCTCTTTCCGCTATAATTTGGGCAGCATCATACTTAGCCAAATCTCTAGCGTATGTGATAGCGTCATCATAATCTTTAATGTCAGGTTCTTTGCTTAAATCAACTTCACGCTTTGCCTCAACTTTAGGCTCAGATTGTTTAAGTCTCGCTATTTCGGCTAAAAGTTGCTTATTTTCTGCATCTTTTGTAGCCGCTTCACGTATTAAACGTTCTTTCTCAGCTTTGCGCTGTGCTGTGCGTGGATTTAAAGGTTTCGGTGTCACTTCCGCCTTTTCAGACGTGGATTCCGTTTGCTCATCAACTTTAGCCTCGCTACCGCTTGTCGGCTGCTCATCATGCGTTGATTGAATTTCTATTGAATCGTATGTCGTAGCCGCTGGTGCGGTAACAACTTCGGGTTCTTCTGACATATTATATCCTTTTTAAATGTTAGTCAAGTGGAATCTTAACCATTAAAACTCCATCGTTAGCATTATTACCATAAGCGCTTCCTGTTCAAGCAATAATTCTTCTATCTCAGCCTTATAATTGGCAAGTGCAATATTGATTATGTATTGTTCATTTAAGAGCTTTAACAGCTCGTGCTGCAAGCTTTTATCCGCAAGGCCACGTTTAAGGCGCTTAATCTCAAGCTGCTCTATCTTTAGCTCTTGAGCAACTAAGTCCTGCCTAGCTAATTCTTCTTGCCTTTGGAGTTGGTGTAGGCGCTCGGCCTTCTTATATCTCTCAACCTCATAACCATAAGGCACGTAGCTTTTTAACTTATTACCGTTAGGGTCGGGGTTTTTATGTCCATATAAAACTTGAAAGCCAGCTTGAAAACCCGCTTGAAACCCTAAAAACATACTAACCTACTGGTGCAACTACCCAGTTACCATTAGCACCTTTAACCGCAGTTTTTGGCGTACTTACAGTTTGGGTTAAGTTAACTACCGCCACGCTTTGAGCGTCAAGAGCGTTCTTAATACCGTCTAGCATTTGTGCCAACATCACAATACCTTGCGCTTGTTGCTGTAATTCAGCTTCTTTTAAGCTGTTATTAACTTGCATGTGCGTTTCACTTGGTTCTTCTGAAGGTTCTTGCTCTTGCTGGCTTTCATTATCTTGCGTCAGGCTTTGCAATGCTTCAAACTTTAACTTAGCTGTGTCAAAATCTAATTGCTGGATTTGTAGTAATGTTTTTTGGTTATCTACCAATAATTGCAATTTATCGTTCTCAGCTTTCATGGCTTCCGTTTGAGCCTTTAAAGTATCACTCTGCAACTTATTGTTACTATCAGCAATACTTGCCTGCGTTTCCAGCTGCTTACTTTTAAGCTGTTGTTCAGCCGCTGCAAGAGCTTGCGTGGTAGCCTGTAATTGGCCTTGCATTTGCTTCAAAGCATTACCCATTTGCTGCATTTGAGCCTGTACTTCAGGCGGCACATCTTTAAGATTAGGTTGGTCTTGAAGCTGTGGAGGTAATAATTTCTTGTAACGCTCTGCAATCTCTTGCGCCCCCGGCCAATCTTGCTCACGATAAACAATATCAGGCGCAACTTCCATAAGGTTAGTTGAGCCTGCAAGTTGAACCATTGCCGCTGCACCCTCTTGACGTTTAGTTGTGTATCCCGGGCCAACATCTACCATTACATCGTACGTTCCAAGCGTAAGGTCAAATATATCTTCTTCGCCTGCGTCAGTAGTTGTAACTTTGTTAATTTCTTGCGTGTAGTCAGTCTTATCTTCCTTCAATAACCTTACAACCCTTGAGCCATCATAAGTTTTCTGAATAAGGTCAAGAGCCACAATACCACTTGCTGTAAGCGCACGAGCCAAATTATCAGGGAAGTGAAACGTTGATGTTTCAGACTGCATATTCCTGCGCTGGATAGCCACGCCAGACTTCTCATTACTTACCGCACCAATGTTAGCTTGGTACTGCCCTGAAGCCTCGTTAAAACCTTCTTGCGCTATTTTCATAACTTCAACAAGAGAAGTTATATCTGCACTTTGTTGCTGTCTTTGTGGTGGCGGCGCTACTTGCCCATTAACTGTAATAGGATTGTATGGTAGCCATGCCGTGTTTTTAGTATTGGCGTTATCCCAAAACTGCGCTAGCGGCTCTGTTATCTGGCCTACAGCAGCGATATAAGGAGCAAGTGGCTGTGACGATACAGCCTGCACAATAGCGTTAGCTGCGTAATTAAACAGCTTCTGCGGTGGAATCATTGGCTCAACAGCACCAGAGTAATAAATCTTACCATCTTCGTATATAGTTTCACCAGCTACAAAAATGTAAGGAATGTATTTACCGTCCCACTCTTGTTCCTCTAATACTTCCATTGCAGTACATTTACGCCAAATAACCTTAGGAGTAATTACTACACGATAATCATAATTGTTTGGGTCACTAGGCTTTTCGCTAGTTACTTCACCGGTAATCTTATTCTTCCATAAGTCAGACTCAACATCTTTAACTTCCCAATATTCAGCACGCCTTACAGTTGTTTCAGTCGCCCAATCAGGGGCAGCATCACCAATACTTTGCAGGTCTAAGCTATCGTAGCTCTTACCTTCTTCACGGTTAAAGTCAGATTTCTTAACGTCTTCAACCTCAATTAAAAACTTCCTATCTAACTTGTCTTGTCTAGTACAAAACGGGTCATCGTAAATCTTGAATGGGTTAGGTATTTGCCCAATCTTTAGTATTTGGTCAAAACTTGTATCGTTCTCATACTCTTTAAGCCAGCGCCAATATCCCCAGCCATTTACTGTGGAATTAAACCCAGCCATATCGTATGCAACATCAGCTTGGCTTTGCGCTTGGATAGCACGCATTAAATCTTCAATAACACCAGCTACTTTTTCTTCCCCGTCCATATTAGCCACAACCTTAGTTTGCGCTTTATTCTGGCGGATTAAATTGGTTATTTGGCGAATAAACTTAGGGATTTGGTTATAGCTTTCTGTCGGCTGAATACCATTGCGGATATTGTAAATGTTATCGTCCCATTGGGATTTCCCGCCACGGTAAAACTGGATAGCTTTAAGGCCACGCTTGCGATTTTCTGCCTCGGCATCACTTGAGAGGTCAAAATTATCTAGCATACGCTGAACGGCTTTATCTTTCACAAATGAATAATCGCCCTTTGGCATACTTAACCCCAAATTTTTTGTTGATGATAACCTGGCAAGACTAAATTTGCAACAGAATTTTTCTGTAAGTTATTTCTAGCCACAGCAAAAGTCCTAAAAGCATCACTACCATGTGAGTTTTCATCATGCACCGCATCATTTAACCACATTGCATTTATCTTATCCCATTTACGGCGGTAGTTATCTAATCTACTTATCAACAAAGCGCACTTAGACTCATCAAACCAACAATTAGGGAGTATTGGTTGGCAATAGTTTGTTATGTCCGTGTAAACGCTTTTAGTAACAGGTATGATTTCTATAGGTCTTATTCCTACTTGAAGCGCCATATCTTTAGAGCTTAATACTTCATTTTGCCCAACAATCTTATGTCCACCATCATGCGGCCAGTAGTGCGTACCGTAATTATAGGGCTTATCTTTTAAAACCTTAGCATATTCAGACCAAGGCATATTAGTGCGTTCTTCGTAGTCAATAAAATGAATTTGGTTATTTACTTCTTGGTAGAACAAGATTGAACTTTGGTCACGGGTTTTGCCAATATCCCAAAACGTATCAACTGGAAAGCGTGAATCATAAGGCACACTAGTAATATGTCCACTCTTACGCACTTCAGCCATTTGTTTGGTATAAAATGCACCTTCCAAACTACCTTCAAAAGCTTCTTCGGGTGTAGAAGGATATTCACGCCTCATATCATCACCCATAATCTTTTCTTTGGCTGCATACCATGCTTTTTGGTTAAGGGTTAACTCAGCGCCAAGGTTGCTTAAATAAAGCTCCGTATCTTTAGGAATAACTGTACTAGCAGTTTCATCATCAGTTAACTTATACTCAGGATTATCAAACCAAGCATAGAAGTGAAATTTAGGGTCTAAACGTGTCAATTCTTTTGCCTCGCCTTTAAACTTTCTAGCCGTTTCACATAATTCAAAAAACTCACCACCTTTACCTTCCGCCGTTGATTCAACTACAATAAGCTGCCCAGCCTCAATAGTGTTTAATGCGCCTGTTTTAATCTCCCTAGCTTTATCAGGAAACTTAGCTGATATTTTGCCATACTCTGATACTAACAGCATTTGATACGTTCCACCCCTAAGTGAAGTACCAACAGTAAAGCTTGAGCCGTTATTAAATGTAAGCTTTCTTGCGCTATCTTGTTCTGCCGTTCGGGCTTTCTTTATACTATCTGGCAAGTTGTCATAGGCAAACTTAACCTTGTTATCAAATAAATCTTCTGCGCTGTCTTTAGTATCAGCTATTACACCAGCAGCTTGGTTTGAATTAAATAGGCAAGTGTCTAAAAAGTCTATTAGCGTAAATGTTGAAAATCCTAATTGCCGAGCTTTTAGTATCACGTTGAAATAGTGTATTTGCTTGCGGTAGTGTTCTTGCGCCCAGTTAAGTTTAAACTTTACCTTCTTGCCCTGCTTGTCTTTAATCCAATATAGATTATTGATGCGCCAAAGTTTATCGCCAAGCTTATCCTTCAGTTCTTGGTACGCTGCTTGTTCGTCCATCTATTTCCCCTAAAAGGTCAATTATACCAAGAGTACCTGTAATTTCTGTTTTAGATTCAGTCTTTAAACTAAACTCGTCTTTCTTCTTACGCTCTAAATACCATTTACTATCTGCTAAGTCGCCAGCTTTAATTGATGCCGCTAGATTCATTCGTGCATGAAGTGCTACGTTTTCTTTAAGCATTTCAACCTTGTTGCTAAACTCAGGATTGATTTTTATATAGTCGTAATAAGAATCTCTTGAAATTCCACTTAATAAACAAGCCTCTGTGATTGTACAGCCTTTTGAGAAGGCATCTTCCAATTTAGCTACAACATCATCTGTCATAATTGTAGGTCTAGCCATGATATGCCCTTACAATTTTTTTTATATTAGCTCTAGATTTAAAAGGTATTACTTTGCCATCACAAGTTGTCAATTGGTTTCCTTCGGACTTGCAACCACACTCAAAACAATGTGATTTTTTTCTATTTTTACCAATTACAAATCTAACTCCACTATGAAGCATCAAATGGTCTATACCCCAGATAAGAATTAGATTCTCAGCGGCGTTATTCTCTGGGTTAGCGTCAATATGGTGTATATGAAAACCATCGCTTAATTTCTCTTTAAGCCACGCTTCATCTTTGTTGTTAGCCGCAAGCCAAACTTCGTGATATAATTTAAGGCTTGACATCTAGCCCCCAAACAATGTGTTAAGTATTCCACCAATAAACCCTTGTAAAAAACTCATACTTCCTCACAACCTAGCACACCTTTACGGCATACTACAAAATGTTTATAGCCTGAATTTTTAGCATCTTTACCTTGCACAAACAATTCCTTTACGAGTAAGGTTTTGCCATCAGAGATTATTTCATCTCCAATTTTGGCAAGCTCATTATCGTAAATGATGTTGTGGTCTTCTAGCATTTTTTCTTGCCGCCTTTGCCTTTAGATTTTGGTTTAGCTTTCATAATACTTACCACCTTTAGAGTTTCCATAGCCATTTTACATACAAAGTCCAGAAGGTTACTTGCCATATTCTGTGCCAAGTTCTTCTACCCCAAGCGTTTAACTCACTTCTTGTCATATTAACCTATTCTTTCAACTTTATCAAGCACTTTCTCTAAAGCGGCAACCGCTTTCAAAGCCTCGTATCTAGCCAATGAACCAACCGTACTTGTTATTTCAAAGACTTTTAGCTCTTTAGGCTTACGTTTGAGCCATTGCATAAATGTGCGCCTCTTGTAGTGATTTGGTAGCGTGAATTTATCCCCAAGCTTCAATGGTTTGTGTTGTGTCCAATTCATATCTTCTTTCCCATTCTATCGTAAGGGGCTTCAGGGTACTCAAAATAAGCTTTAACTGATTTATCAAATACACTTCTTAAGTCACCATAGACTTTAAAACCGCTATATTCTTTTGAATACCACCCATGCCTATGAGTAAGTCCGTCCTCGCCCATATAAGCAAAAATAACATTCGCTTCATCTTGCGGTACATTATCAGGATAGTTTAACCATTCTTTCATATCTTTCTCCTTACAATCTTAGTGGGTGGCTCTTGGAATTTAAGGCCAATTCCTTTGTACATTTTTCTACATTCTTCCATTTGCTCGGCAAAAGTTAACTCGTAGATATTTTTATGGTGTAGCTTACACAGTGGCAAAACATACATACCGCCAAGCCTTCTACCACATTCTACCAAGTGATGCACGTCCACAGGCTTAGAGCCACACCTAAAGCACGGCATTTGCTTTACTATAGCCATTAGTTCTAGCTCTTGCTTTTTAGGGTTGCCTTTAGGGTTATACCTACTCATTTCTTCTTAGCCTTTCTCTTAGCTTTTTTCTTTTGCTCCATCATTTTATCAAACATGTAGTTAACTCTAGCCCATAAAGCAGCTATTTGCCCCTCTAAGTGGTCTAAATCGTTTATTTTCTCGTTGTTAAATTTTGTCATAGGTCAAAAAGGGATTTGTTGGTTACTGTAATCATCATCAGGTTGTTGTTTAGCCTTAGAGTAATCGGTATATTGGTTGCCGTCATTGCGTGGGTCACTACCACTTGGTTTTGATGGGAAAGCCTTAACGTAGAAATTAGCCCACTTGCTGCGGTCTGCCAAACCTTCAGCTATAGCTTCCCAGCCAGCAGGGCTTATTGCAATCTCCCTGCCATATTTACCCATCTTGTAAGCACCAAGCGTTACTAACTTGCCGTTTATCTTTTTACTAGCTACATAATCATTATCCATGTTTTACTCTACCTCTTTTATGTTAAATTGCAAGCGTTTACTTCCCAAATGTGGCA